AAAAATTAGGACACCAAGTTTCAATAGTTGATAACAAAACTAACTATGGTATTATTCCTCAAGCTGAAATTGATTATCTTATAAGCGAACGAGAAAAGAAGATTGGTAATAATAGTTTTGTTTATGCCAAAGATATTTCAAATGCTGATGATATAGATAAAATATTTAATATTGAAGAACCTGAAATTGTTATTCACATGGCTAGCTTTCCTAGACAGAAAGTAGTTAATAGTAACCCAGCATTAGGTAGTCGTACCATGAGTGAAGGGTTACTTAACTTGTTAGAAACCTGCAACAAATACGAAGTACGCAAATTCATCTATATGAGTAGTAGTATGGTATACGGAGACTTTACTGATGATGTAAAAGAAGATGCTATTTGCAAACCACAGGGTCAATATGGTATAATGAAACTAGCAGGTGAATGGCTGGTTCGTGATTATTCTCGCAGAACTAATCTTGTACACACTATCATTCGTCCAAGTGCAGTGTACGGACCATTGGATGTTGAAGATAGAGTTATTAGTAAATTCTTACTTACTGCTATGCGTGGTGGAGTATTGAAAATCAACGGTGAGAAAGAGACACTAGATTTTACCTATGTAGATGATGCGGCTGATGGAATTGTTGCTGCTGCATTAAGTGACAATACAGAAAACAAAACTTACAATATTACAAAGAGTCATAGTGTTACATTACTTAAGGCTGCACAGATAGCATTGAGTTTAGCAGGTGGAGGTCAGTTAGAAGTTAGAAGCAAGGATGCTGATTTCCCAAGTCGCGGCGCATTGAATATTGATGCTGCTAGACAAGATTTTGGATATGATCCTAAAATTGATGTAGAAGAAGGGTTTCAAAACTACTATAATTGGCTAATTGATGATATGTATTTCAATAAAGATAAATATCTAAATGTGGACAATATCATTCTTACCTAACTGGGTATTTCATCTATTGCTTACAGCCGGTATATTGGGTACAATAGCCGGCTTTGTTTTGGGCATGATTCCTTTAATACAAAAGTACATATTCCCTATAAGAATTATTAGTATATTATTATTATCGTTTTCGTTGTATATAGAAGGTGGGTTGTCTAATGAAGAATCTTGGCAGTTAAAAGTTAAAGAGGTAGAAGCTAAACTAGCACAAAAAGAAGTGCAAAGCCAAGCAGAAACTGTAAAAATTGTAGAAAAGGTAATCACCAAGACAGCATATATAAAGACCAAAGGTCAAGATATTATCAGGTATCTTGACAAAGAAGTAATAAAAGACAATGAGGTAATCAAATATGTTGAAACATGTCCTGCCATACCTCAAGTTATACTTAAATCAGTAAACGAAGCAGCAACTATCCCGCATCAAGCAACAAAATGAAATATTTAATTATACTATCTACAGTTTTATTAGCATCTTGCAGTACTCCTGTGCCGTTAACTCCTAAATTTCCAGAGGCACCTGCCACATTGTTATCAAGTTGCCCCAAACAATTAGAGAAAATTGAAGGAGATTCCGTCACCATAGTTGATTTTACTAAAAGTGTAGTTAAGAATTATGCCACTTACCATGAATGTGCTGCTAAGTATGACGGTTGGATTGAGTGGTATCAGATTCAAAAAAAGCTATGGGATGAATCTAACTAATCCATAAATAGTGATAAATACACTATAGTTTAGGATTTAGACATGACTCAAGAAATAATCAATATAGGCGCACAACCCAATGATGGGGAAGGTGATCCGTTACGCACAGCCTTTGCAAAGATTAACAATAATTTTACACAGTTATTCAGTACTGGGTTTTTCACTTCAAATGCATATTCTACTGGAGATACTGCTGGACAAGTTATATTTACAACCCCAATTGAAACTTTTACACAGGGCATTATTCAGATTAATTCTAATGATACCACCTCAACTGACACTGAAAACATTACATTAAATGTATCTGTAGTTAATGACGGCAGTGATTTAACATGGGTTGGACACAGTACATTATTTTTTGGTAATGTTTTAACTGGTTATGACATGGATATTTTTGAATCAAATGTTCGCATACTAGTTAATCCATTGATAGACACTACAATCTTTCACTTTATATCTGCACAGATTACTTGGACAGGAGTTCCTGTTCCTGGATTGGACTTGCTTACTGACGGCTCAGTTGATCCTCTAATAGTAGACACAGAAAATAATTTCAATTTAGAAACTGAAAATCTAGTAATAATATGAGAGCAAAAGAATTTATAACAGAGCAAAGCAATTTGCCACAACGAATTGCTAATCCGTTACCATCTACTTGGGTAATACCAGAGTTACAGAATCAAAATGCATATTTACAATATAGATTCTCTATAGCATTAGCCGGCGCCAAAGCATCTCGCAATGGCGATATACCTAAACTAAATAAAGATTCAGTTTGGGGAGAAAATCAAATTGTTTCGGGATATATGAATCCAGGCATTGATAAAGATATTGATTATGCTTTAGGTGAAATGGGTCTTAGTGGCAAACAATTAGTTACCTCTGATAAGAGCGAAGAAACAAGTGATACTGGTATAGTTAGCCCAGTCAATCCTTTCAAAGGTTATCCAAAATGAGAGCAAATGAATTTGTAGCCGAGAGCAAAATGGGAAAAGTATCTGCCCAGCAACAACAACCAACGGTTGGATTGAATGTGTTTTCAAAGAAAATAGACAGTTATGATAGAATATATGATTTGAATCGGTTAATGATGGCTGTAGCAAGTAGTGATGGAATAAACCCAATAGAAATGCCTGCCGAAAGTTGGGTAGGTAAACACAACACCGCACATCCTTATACCGAAGAAGAACAAAATATGCTTAAATTAGCATATGAAGCTGCTGGGTTAGCATACATAGATTTAAATAGTGGTGATTTAGACAGTGAAGAATTAAAGTCTACAAACACTCAAAGTATAGTAAAACCCTTTAAAGGTTACAAAAGAAAATAAACGGTAACATAATCCTAGAATAAGTAATTATAACAAATTACAGGATTCTTAATGATAATAGATATTAACAAAACACTAGATTTAATAAAATTAAAATTTTACAATGAATGGCTATATACTGCTCATATATATGATGAGGGTGATAGTCCAATGCACAAGAGTTTAACTGAACAAGTTGTCAAACAATACATAGACCCATTAAATCTAAAGAAAGATAGCAAGATACTAGACTTGGGATGTGGCCCGGGCTATTTCCTAGATGAAATGAAGTCACGTGGTTATACTGATTTAACTGGTGTAACATTAAGTCCCGGAGATATTAAAATCTGTGAAGATAAGGGTCATACTATTAAAAAATATGATTTAAGTTTCATTCCGCAAAGTGAAGGTTACTATGATGAATCAGTAGATTTTATATTCTTGCGTCATGCATTAGAGCATAGCCCATATCCTATCTTTAGTTTAATGGAATATAATCGTATTCTCAAGCAGTTTGGCAAGATTTATATTGAAGTTCCGCAACCCGATTGTGATAGAAAACACGAAGAAAATCTAAATCATTACAGTATTCTAGGACAAAATCAACTAGCAGCATTGATTGTTCGTACCGGATTTAACATTGATAAATTTGAAAACTTTGAATTTGATCTTGAAGTTACTAACGCAGAATTTCCTGAAAAGTCAACCAAACTAAGAGAAAAGTTTTACTGTATCGTTGCTACTAAACAGCGACCATTAGATATCAAGTAAAATAATAAATACTCACTACAAGTGAGTATTTTTTTATGTTCGATCCATTTAAACAAGCTAAAATTCAAAACAGTTATGCTAAACTCAAGGATATAAAAGTCCCCGAGAAGGATATCTCATTGGATGACTTAAAAATATTAAGTGGGTCTGGTAAAGTTACTGGTGAATACTCTTATACACCATTACATGAATTAGCACAAAAGAAACAACAATATATGCGTGAGCATAACATCAAGCCTGGTGATCAAGCCTGGTTTAAATTAATGTTTGCAAAAACACATCTTACCGGTGAAGACCCATTTTCTAAAAACTAGTAGTTATTGCGATAAATAAGTTATGGCAACAACTAACTCAGCACCGTCTCTTGTAA